CTTGATAACCAAGTGTACCAAGTGTTGCTAATCCAGCACCAATAGATATTGCAGGCAATGCTGCTGTTCCTGCTAAACCTAAAGATGCAATACCAAGTAGTCCTCTTGACATTCCAGCTTTACCTAAAGCTTTTACTGCAGGATTCATAAATGCTGCACCTAAATAATTTAATGGATTAGTTGCAATTTCTTCTGCATCTTTACCTGCTCTAATATCCTGTGCTACATAACCAATAGTTGATGGCACAGCTATTGCAGGTGCGCCTAATGCCCATAAACCTTTTCCAAGAACACCTTTGTTTAAACCAAGTGCAGACATAATTCTTCCTCTGCCTTCTGGTAATGGTCCAGCTTCACCAACACCTCTTGCTCTTTGATAAACACCTTTTGCAATTGGTGCAGTCAATCCTGCTGCTCCAGCTAATTCTAATTTAAATTGATTATCTAATAAAATGTTGTCATCAACTTCTTCACCTTTTTGTTCAACATCAGCAATGATCATTCCTTCCATCTGACTATCATTAGTTAGATATGTGCTAGGGTCATCGTTTCTAAATTGTTTAACCAGTGCACCAGCTCCAACACCCGCGGCTACGGTACCAAGGCCCAGGGCAATCTTACCGGCTAATCCACCTCGAAGTAAATTTGGATTATTTTTTAATGCTGTTAAAAATTTTGTGCTTGAGTTTTTAACTTTATTAAATGCACCGCCTGCATTAGACTTATTAATATCTTGTGCTAATTTTTTAGGATTTTTTTCTATTGCTTCTTCAACCGCATCTACACAACTTACTACCGGTCCACCAGATTGTTTTTTTTGAACAATTGAACAAATAGGTCCATTTGTTTTTGCATTAGCAAGTGCGGCGTCAATAAAAGATGACATTTTTTTAACATCAACTCTGTTTAATTTTGCTCTTTCAGCATCAAACCTTTCAACATTAACTCCTGCTTCTTTTAAATCTCTATAAACACCTTTGTTAAATTTAGTATCTTTTAATGTATTAGCTAAGTTTAAATTTTCTTTTAAAGCTACTCTTGGATCAAAAGTTTTATCTGTAAATTTTGCAGCACCGTAATCTCTAACTTTAATTTTACCTGTATCTTTAATATCAAAATCTGCAGCAAGTTTTCCAAACAATCTTTTGTTTGCTCTTTGTAAGGCTTCAAAAGCAGATCTAGATCCTTCTTTTCCAGCAGCAATATTATTTCTTAAAGTAACTAATCTTTTATCAAACATTAATTTAAATTGATTAACATCTCCTGTAACCGGGTTAACTCTAATCGCATCTGCCAGATTACCAGTTTTTTCTAAAACCGAAAAACTAATTGGGTGGTCTAATTGAAATGCTCCCTTACCTAAACCTTTCATTCCACCTTTTGAAGAAAGACCAAATTCTTTTGTTAGTGAAGAAGTTAGTTTTCTAAATTCCTTATATTTATTTAAAGCTGATTTTAATATTCTAGGATTGTCTTTATAAACTTCTCTTAACGTAGTTTCAAAACCACGTCTAATTTCGTTAGGAAATATTCTATATAGTTCTTTTGAAAAAACGTCTAATTGATTTGGTTTAAAAGCTTTAAATAATTTTTCTTGAGTCTCTCCAATAACATCTCCTCTTGCTATTTTTGTAAGGTTTCTTATTGCACCTTGATATGCAGTTGTTGCTTTTGCAAGAATTTCTTTATCGCTACCTATTTTTTTAAACGCTCTAAAAAACTCCTCTTTAGTTGCACCTTTATTTTTATTTGTCCATTCAATTATTTCGCCTATAAGAGGGTCACCAACATTTTTAATTGCAGCTATTTCTGTTATTTTGCCTTGTTTAAATTTTTGAATATTTTCATAATCTAAATTTTTAATTACATTTAGTTCTGATTTAGGAATATCTAATTGATCAAAAAATATTTTATATAATTCTCCAGTGCCTGTTCGTCCGGGATTAACTGGAGCATTTCCTTTTGCATATTGAACTAATCTTCTCCATACGCCACCTGCTCTATTATCAAATTTACTTGTTTTTAATCCTGCAGCTTTAGCTGCCGCCATAGCTTTTTTTCTAGAAGGAATATCTATATAACTTTGAAAATTACCACCACCTGCTTTCCATTCATCAAAGCTTTTTAAAAATTCTTTCAATGTTTCAATATCTTTTTTAGGAAATCTTGTAGGTAGGGTATAAGTCTTACCTTTATAAGTAAAGGTTTGCTCAAAGCCTCCTGCTGCTTCTTTTTCTGCTCGTTTTTTAATTCTAAATTTTTCTTGTGGGGTCATTAAACCTCCAGGATCTTAGCTAGTCCGCCTCTGGCAAAAGGTTGTTTAACCGCGTTTAAATACATTTCGATTAATTCGTTCATAGTTTCTTTTCCAGAAAGTTTTACGCCACCGCCTATATACATTTCTGCTTTTTCATAATCGATTGTATTTTTACCAGGCACTCTAACGTTTTTAATAAACTCCGCAGCTTGTAAACCTTTTGGCATGTCAGATAAACTAGAATATAGACCATAACCACCTGGATTGTTCATGTCTCTTGTTCTAATAAATTTATTAGCAACTCCAGAATCCATACCTTCTAAAAATTCCATAGTAATTGGTCCTGTTCTAAACGTCTCTTCTTGCTTAACAAGATCTACAGCATCGTCACCACCTCTTTTAAACATATTTGCAATACCTGAAAATACACTTTTACCTAATCTAAAACCAGCTCGACCACCTTCTGCAAAATCTAAACCTAGTCTTTTTTTAATTTCTATTATTCCATCAGGAAAGTCATCTGGATTTTTTAAAACTTGGTTTAACATTTTAAAATATTCTGTTTTTTCAGCACCAACCATAGTTCTGTCCATTGCAAGTTCTTTAAATAATCTTGTAATATCTTCAGCTTCTAACCCGTATTTACGCAAATCTTGATAACCCATCTGTACACCTTCATCGACTGACTTATTTATGTTTGCAAGTTTTTTAGCAAGACCAAAAGCTTTACCTGCTGATTTTCCAAATCTTAAACCTACACGTCCACCGGCTGCAAAAGGTTGCTCTGGTCCACCAGGAAATTTAATGTCTACAAACCTTGCAGTCATTCTATCAAACTTTGGACTATCTGGTCTATTGCCTGCAGCGTCTACTACATTGTTCATAACTCTATTTGTAAATCTTACAATTTCATCACCCGTTGCACCTGCTGGTAAAAGTTCTGCAATTCTTGGGCCAAAATATTTTTCAACAAGTAAAATTGGATCTCCACCAACTCCACCACCACCTTCAGTAATATATTTTATATCTTCTGCAGATATAAAATCACTAAGTGTAGTTCTACCCTTTGCAAGATCATCACCTTCTTTTAAAGCTTCTACTAAAAACTCTCTAGCTGATGCACGTTTAGCCGGCAGGTCACCTTTATTACCAACTTTAGATAAAGGTCCTTCCATCATTAATTTTTGAAGTTGTCTTGCTAAATCACCTTGACCTTGTGCTTCTAATTTACGAAACGTTTCTTCAGCTGATTGAAATGGCTCTGCAATCTCATCTAAATCATCAAAAGCCATTACACCTTCTTTAGTTCTTTTAGCTGTTTGACTACCAATTGGTAAATCTGTTATTCTAGGTGGTAAATCTTCTATGTCTTCTATAGCATCACCTCTGGCTCTTAAAGCACCTAAACCTTCTTGGTCTAGGTTCCTGGTCCCTGTTGCCATGTCCGTAATGTTTGAAACTTGTTTAGGGTAATAAAATTCTTCTAGCTTTAACATATTATTATAAAGCTTAGTTGCTTGAACATCGTTTAGTTTGTCAGCTGTTAGATAACCTAATGGACTTTTTAATTCTTCTAGTATTTTTGATTTACCTAATGCTCCTACGGCTTCTATATTAATATCCATCTCAACGAATGGCTCTGGATTCTTACCGGTACCTAGAAAAGTAACATTGGACCGGGAACCAAGGACATCGCTCATATTCCCACCTAGTTTGGAATATAGTTTTACAATATTTTCTACTAATTCTTTTTTAGCCATAATACTTTACGTGTCCCCGTACAATAGGTTCTTCGTTGTAGTCTTCAGGATGTCGAACCAAACCACCCTGCCTAATTCTCATGATGGCCTGTGTCGTACTATCCACATAGTCATCATATTCTCCAAATGGGAAAGAAGCGCATTCTTCAACGACTTCCTGTGCAAAATGCTCGTGCATAGGCGCCCATATTTTGCCACTTTCAAAAAGCGGAGCAACGGAGTTTAATCTTGTGTGTTTATCATTTCCTTTTGACGGTGTAAAGTTAATAACCGGTATATCCATTTGCCTTAACTCATGGGTCAAAGGCAGTCCTGTAGCTTTCGCCTCAATAATTACCATGTCAGGATTCCAATCTCTATATTCTTCTAATGCTACACGCCGGAGTTCTGGAAAATCATATCGGTCTTTAAAAGCGTTAAGTAAAATTATGCTTTGTCCCTGGTCCTCGGTCGTAAAGACTCCCCACGTGGTTATAGCTGAAAAGTCAGCAGTTGTCTTTTTAGTAAACGCTGTATCATAAGACTGTACGATATAATCTAATGGTGGTGGATATTTGTGAGTCCAGTCTCTCCACCATTCTCGTTTTAGGATTGCTCCTTCCTCAGCCGTTGGCTGCTGCATGTATTGTGCTAGCCAGTTACTAACTGGTATAGATGCTTTAGTCTTAAGTAATTCTTC